CACGGGAAAATGTCTTTTTCGTCTCGTCTATTCCCTGGGTAACGTTTACGAACTTTACGATGAACATTGCGCACATGAAGAACTTCTTTTCCCCGATGTTCACGTTTGGAAAATACTACGAGCAGGATGGGAAAGTGTTGTTGCCTATGGCGGTGCAGGTGCATCACTCGGTGTGCGATGGTTTCCATGTGGCAAGGATGTTTAATGAGTTGCAGGAGATGTGTGATGGTTTGCCGCAGCTGCCAGAGGAATGTAATGCCTGATGCACAAGGGACAAATGTTGTTTATTTGATTGTCGAAAGACTGCTTTAAAATATGGTGCGATAATAGGAGTAAATCAATAAATCTAACCCATTGTTTTTAAATCATTTGTCTTCATTGTTAAATAATCCTATACACAAAGCTATACACATTGGCGAAAGCGTTCAAATCTCACTCGCCTCATCGCACAATAAAAAAAATTTTTCTTGAGAAAACCACTCACACTATTCACTACCTACTTTTGTAATTAAATATCAGCAACATACACAAGAACACTAAATGAATCGTGAACAGTAAACTCTACACTATCTATAGGGAATTCGAAAACCATCATTTAGCAGAGCATTTGGTCAACTAACTGTGTGACTTGACTGATAAAATTGACTAAGTTCACACTTCTGATCGAGACTAGCTATGGCAGAGCATCTTCATAAAAAATTTAGGGAATTCATTCTCATTTTACTGTATCACTACATACAGATTGGCAATTTTAGAATCTCATTGTGGGACAAAATATGCGACTTTACATTATTGGAAATGGTTTTGACATAAGGCACAACCTACCTACTGGATATAAACATTTTAAGAGTTATGTTCAAAATAATGATCGGGACCTATTTGATGCAATTGAAAGTTACCTACCAGTAGGCGATTTATGGAATGAACTTGAAAGCTCATTAGGCGATATTGATTATGAACAAATACTTGATGAAAATTCGATGTTTTTAGTCTCACCCGGATCAGATGAATGGACAGATGCATGTAACCATGATTATCAGTATGAGGTTGAACAAACCACAGAGTTACTGTCCGAGCGACTTAAAGAAAAGTTCGCAGACTGGATTAAAAGCATTGATTTAACTCCAGCACTAAAACCAAGCGAATTTATACCACCAATTCCTACAGAAAGTTTATATTTTACATTTAATTACACAAATACATTGCAACAAATATATCACATTAAAGACATTAACATTAAACATATTCATGGTAATTGCCTACATGATGATTTTCTAGAACTCGGTCATGCTTTTACCCCCACAGGGCCAATTAATAAGGGTGCAGGCCCTGACCAAGACATTAGGATAGCGGAAGCATATAACTATATTGATAGATATTTCGGTGCTACATTCAAACCAGTAAACGAAATAATCTCCGATGAAAGTGATTATTTCTTATCACTAAGAAATGTCAATGAGGTGCATGTCTATGGGCATTCACTTTCTGAGGTTGATGGTGAATACTTTAAGAAAATATCACAAAGCATTTTACCTGATGCAAAATGGCTGGTTGCTCTATATAGTAATGAAAAGAAATGCGGTAATTTAGAAAACTACGGAATTGATGCTAGGAACATAAAGTCAATTCTTTATGAAAATATTTAGAGCAATATATAGTTAGTAACTAAACAAGGCCCGACACTCGGGCCTTGTATCTACTTGAGTTATTCCCACCTAGCTAACTTGTTGTCTTAACATCACATTTAGGTAACCAGTCTGCATTACTTTCCTCTTTGAGAGTGAGGTTTGTCTGCATTCCTTGATTGGTCCGCCGCTTCTCGTACTGCAGCCCATACTCTTTCAGCATCAACGGCAGCCCCTTGCCAAACATGGTAAGACTGAGCGTGTTTTTATAGCCATTGGCTTCCATGTATACGAGATAGGCATGGTAGAGGTACGTACGTGGCTGGCGCGGGACAATATTGGCGTTCCCCATAAACATGCCGTTGGTGTCAGGTAATGCCTCAAGATAGCCACAAAAATCAAATGCAGGATCAGCATCACGCTTGATGATAAGAGCTTCATCCGAATTCTGCTGCGACTGAAGCAATGTTCTGGCGCTCATCGGATCGCTGAAACGCTGCATGAGCTGGCGAACAATCACAGCCAGTTCTCTCGCAATTTTATCTTTCAACTGCGGATCGCGTTCTTCCGGTGCTATCTGCTCAGGAAAATGCAGGATCACTCTCCGTCGGGACACTCCACCACTGCGATCAGTGAAACGCATAGGATTATTATTTACGGCCAGGATAACCGCCGGAATATGTGTTGAATAAGCATTCTGATATTTGGGGTCCACCGAAACAGCATCGCCACCAGTTATAGCCTTAAGCCCGGCGCCGTCACCGCTCCACTTCTCCTGATCAGGTAGGCGAATAAGAGAAAAACCTATCAGAGCCGCACGTTCTCGCGGGGACTCCAGCGTTTCAATGGTCGCAGAGGTGGCGTTATCCTCTCCTGCAAGCATGGTCGCAATTTCAGCCAGGATACTTTTGCCACTTCCGCCAGGGCCAGTCACTTCCAGAAAGAGCTGCCAGTCATAGCGGTTCGCCAGCACCATAAATAGCGCTGCGAGAATAATGTCGCGTTTTGCTGGCTTGTGCCCGGCGGCCCTGTCCAGCCAGCGCCAGAATGCCGGGGCATGAGTTTCAAGCGTTTCCCCATTTACCGGTGGCGTGAAATCGACTTCGCACAGGGTACGCAGCCAGTTATCTTTACAGTGCGGGCTAAAAAGCCCTGTTCGCGTATCGAGGACGCCATTACGAAAACCGATCAGATGACGTGCCGGATTTTGCTGTTGCGGAACAATTAACTTTAATGTTTCCACAAGTGAGGCAATCTTTCCTGAGGAAAACGGTGCGCCTAGGCGCTGGAAAAGGGCTGCGATATCTCGGGCAAAATCAGACTGAGAAATCACTTTCCACGCTCCAGACTCATAGCGGGATAAAAGCTGCCCGTTCGGATCAACCGCCAGTGCATCCCTGTAATGCTCCCGAACCCTCTGAGCTTTTTCGCTGACACTCATCGCTGTGAATTCTGCTTCACTCATCGTGTCGAAAGGACTAGCATTATGTGGCTTCAAAGCCTCAAGAATTGCCTTCCTGGTGGATTCCTCTCCGTAATGGACAAGCGCATCATTCCAGTCACCAAAAACCGGTGGCAGCACAATGTCACACTGACACGCTTTTGCAGCAGCTTCAGCCCTGTTCTGGCCTGAACCATTCAGATCTCGGTCCGCTGCAATAATTAGTTGATACCCCGGATACTTGTTATGGGCAACGCTGGCCAGAGAAAGAAAGTTGACCGCCGAAAATGCCACCATGACGGCTTCTCCTGTCAGATGATGAATGGTAAGCGCCGTGGCGTAGCCTTCCGCAATCCACATCCTTCTTACTGAACTCCCGCTCCCTTCTATCAGATGATAGGCCTCCTTAACCTGACCTCCTTTAAGAAAACACTTGCTACCATTGCCACTGATAAGCTGAATATTCACCAGCACCCCGTCAGCGTTATAGAGCGGGACGATCAAATCACCGGGGCGGAACATCACCCCACCGGTTTTATGAGCTGAAGTCAGCTCATGGCAAATATGCTCCGGGAAACCTTTATGTGTAAGATAAGTGTTTCCGGCAGATTCACGCGAGGCTTGCAGCAGTCGCGCGGCAAGTGCTGCCGCTGCATCTTTCCCGCTATCGGCATCGGCGGTTAACGTCCTGACTTCGGAATTAGCTATAGACAGACCATGTGTCAGTCCATGTATCCTGTCAGCTGCTTCACTGATATCCACATTCAGTGCCCTGGTGACAAGCGCTAAACCATCCCCGGCTCCGCACTGATTGCAGAACCATGTTCCGCGTCCTTCCTGATCGTCGAAGCGAAAACGATCTTTACCGCCACAGACCGGACAAGGCTGATGGCGATTTTTCAATATATTCACGCCCAGCGCTGGCAGAATCTGAGCCCAGTGACCGCGGGCAGCCTTCACGGCCTGACTGACTTTCATTCCTGACATGATGCAGTTCTCCCTCAGTGTAAAACCGGCTTTTTGATGTGACGGACGCATAACTCATCCATTACGGCTATTCCGAGCTGGGAGAGTGCGGGACAGGACATTAGAGGGCCGGATTCCATCAGGTCTGAAAGCAGGGCGCAGGCGATTTCCATGCCTTTTGTTTGCCCGTGCTGTCGCAGATAAAATCCTTCAAGCTCACGGGCAATAGCGGTTTCAATTTCATCCAGAGTGAGCTGCAGGTGGCTGTTTTGCTGATGGCAGGCACTCAGCCATGCGCAAGCTACCGCGCGGCGATACAACGCTACCCGAAGTGAAAGGGAAAGAGTGCGTGATTTCATTGCACCACCTCCATGTTCATCAGGTCATCCTGGCAACGCTGTACCACGCCATCAAGCTGCTCTGTCATCAGATAAATCAGGGAAACCAGTTGCTCACATTGAGCACCGGCAGGTTTTTCGTAGCAATCCTGAAGAACAGCCATTCCGGTGACAAACTCCCCCACGTTACGAAGATGCTTCAGGCGGACAATATCGTCATAAGAGATTGCGGCGTGATTCATTAGATCACCTCCCGGACAGGCAGGCGAGCAGCAAGGCAAAGCACATACTCATGGAGCAGTGAAAGACGTGCATGATGCTCATTGCTGGCGACGATACGCAGCATACTAATACGTGGTTTACGTTCTGCACGACGAACGGCGGCAAAAACAAATATAAATTGAGGATGTGATGGGGCGAGGATCGTAGCCATAAGGGCAACCTCCAATAAGTAGCGGTAAATGCCACCACCGGAGTTCCTACGCTCATGGGTGGTGACCCGAACGGGGGTAGGAATACCGGCCTTATTGGAAACCGGCCAGCCCGAAGGCTGCCCCGCCCGGACCACCATTATCTGAAAGGGGCTAAGGTATAAGCACCGCAGCCCGAAAAATGGGTGTGCCTGAGCAACGACGTAAAAAAAGACGCACGGCGCGTCTGGTGTCGCCAATAAGTAACTCGGGTTCCTACGCCCGGCAGCCGATTTTGCGGCAGCGGGAAAACTATACCTGGAAAAGATATCAGGACGCAAGCCAGAAAAAAGGAGATGAGACTGCAAAGCCAGTTTCACGCATGGCCTCCTTGCTCGCGGGCAGCAATTCGCGCCGCCATCCATGCAATGACCTCCGACTGTACCCAGGCCACATTTTTTCCACCCAAGGATATCTGCTGCGGGAAGGCATCGCGGCTGATAAGGTCGTAGATGGTTGAACGGGATAGCCCGCAAAGGTGCATCACTTCAGGTAATCGTATGAAGCGTTCCTGCTGAGCCGGAACCGGGAGCACCGGAGCAGCTGGTGCCGGGGTGGAAACGGAAATACTGTTCATCTGGCTACCTCTCTAATATGTTTACAACAGTCCAGGCAATTCCATCCGGATTCAGGTAGCTCCTTATTATGTTTATATAAGCGGCTCGCGCATGTTTTATTTATTTGGTGTGAAATGTTGATTTCTCAAAAAATAAAACAGCTAAAAACCGTATGGAACGGACAAAAACAAACCATTCCTTTATGGAATATAATAAGGAGCATCAAGAATAAAAAAGTCTATTACACCAGGCAGGATCACAGCTCAAGTCTGAAACAAGCCATGCCATTCCGGGTTTTACATCATAAGGACGAAGACATCGGAATAATAAAAGAGCTAAAAACGTCCAAGACTAAACAGTTCATCATATGTATTAATTAAGTTACCAACTGAAGAAATTAAATTACCCTTATCCTTCCGCATGTATCCGGATGTGTTTAATGAGCATCAGATAGATTCATTTTTATGAATATTTCCCTGAAATGCAACAGGCTGACGGGAGGTTGAATGTTGAATTATTAAACAGAAATAAGACGCCTTTTATTCTATACATCGAATAGTGCTGAATACTTGTGAATAGTGATGAGGAGAAAAAAGCCAGTAATAAACTGAAATAAATATCGCCACTTATATGAGAAAAAATATAAGTGTAATTTTATTTATGTGAACAGTCATGAACAGTAGATGACCACTTCGATTCAAACACTACACTCCTCAACCCCATGTATTTACTATCTTTTTATTAAAGTGAACAGTAGTGAATAGTATGTATTAAAGGAAGGGTGAATATCAGACATGACGCCTTTCTCTGGCTAGCCATAACAAGGTCATTGTTCTGTCACTGGCACAATCCCCCTCGGTAGTGCCCTTGTATGAGTACCGGCACAATTGACACGACAACAAAACACTAATGGTGGATGCATCAATGCGTGCTAATGCATCAGCCAGTTTCACCCCGGCAAGACATAAAGTTTTCCTGGTTCGCCTCAACAGACTTAATGCAAAAGGAGGGTACTGATATGGCCCTGAAGTGTCCTGAATGTGGCACGGTCGCTCATGCCAGAACCAGCGCCTATGAAGCTCCATCGGTTAAGCGCTCATGGTATCAGTGCCAGAATCTTGAATGTTCGTGCACATTTACTGCCCTTGAAAGTGTCGACACGATAATTATGAAACCCCATAAACCAGCGGCGCCGGAGCCTGAATCGAGGAGCGATTCCCTCGAGCGTCAGCCACAGACCCTAGGCCGCTACGGTTCAGCCTGTACTCTTAAAGACCGTCATGCACAATAAAATGAGGAGGAACAATGATATGGCAGAACAACACTTGACTGAAAACCAGATTCAGGCCGCAACCGGACACGTAGTAACACTCCTCGCGAGGGCAAAAAAACCGCTTCAGGATGCGGATTGGCTCATGAATTTGCCTGCAAATGAAATAGCCCGCGAGACGGAAAAACTGACAAAAAGCCTTTCCTCCGACTGGCAGTCCCGAATTATCGACCTTTACCAAAAAATGCAGGCCTGGGTGGAGGCCAGACAGGCCGAAGAAGCAGCCATTGAGAACCTTCGGGCTCTGCGCCAGCATCAGACCGAAACTGAGCAGACCAGCAAAGACAATCGGGCGCAGTTCAGGGAATTGCTTAACCAGAGCGGTGGCATCGTAACGCCGGAGATGAAAGCTCTCCGGGCTGAGTATCTGGAACAACAAGAAACAGCCACAGAACTGGCCGGGCTGATTACTGAAAAAGAAGAGCAGCTGCCGGTACTGGCTCAAGCGACCGCGCGTAAGGCAAACGTCTATATAAACTTCCATCATGGCATCACTGAGGAGCGTATCGATGAGCTTTTACGAGACTTTTTTATTTTCCACGGTGCCGAATTGAGCAGCCTGCTCAGGATGAAGTACAGACAATTTGAGCGGAATAGCTCAGCGCATATACCGGGCATTATTGAAGGGACAAATGATGCAGATACGTTGTATCGTGAATTTATCCTGAATCTAATGCTGAAGTGGACGAATGAAATATTGCCGTTGAGATTCCGGGACGACGTGATGAGTCTGACCGGTTCAGCACCGGTATCAGGATCACATGAAGACAGAAAAAAAAGAAAGCTGTTCTGACCTGAACAGCTCACTTAAGCCCGGCCAGTGCCGGGTTTTTTTGATGTCTGTAGCCTGAGTGCATGTCTATACTGCATGAAATCGCATGACTTTATGCACTTGCATTTTTACTTCCCAGGCCAGATAAGGCGCGGTTAAGAGCCTATCATGCAACTGCATGAAAACCACTCCATAAAGCGGGCAGGCGTGGCGGGGCTACGAGCGCGCACTGTGGGGTTAAATGGTGCCGAACGTACAAACCTCAAGAAGCAGGCTGGGTCAAGATAGGGGGAAATCACGCCTCTTTGGTGCGTTGTTGAAACGCAAGGCATAAGGGCGAAGAGTTGCAGGTCAGAGTAGAACAACGCGGTAGAGAGCATTACAGGCTTGATGCTGTTTAGTGGGTGAATAATTTTGAAAAATTCATCGCTGAAGAGTGTAATTTACCTCTGTCAACGCGCTGAACGTGACGTGGGTTGTCGGTCAAAATACCACTTAAATCCCGTCATTTTTCCCCGTTAAAGCATGCATCCTAAGAGTGCATCGTTTTGCACGCACTTTCCCGTTCCTGTACTACCTACCAGCGCCAGTTCCAGAACGGCCTGAGTCCAGCTTTGCACCAGCATTAAAAGCACCTCCCTAAGCGGACGGAGAGCATTTCGCGCCATCTATTCAATGAAATTGAATAGCTCATCCTCGTTCTGTAACTGTTATCACGAATATATTGTTGACTAGCTCTTTTTATCACTTGAACAAAGTGTAAGATAACTATTTAATATTAATTCAATACTTATTTTCACGTAGTGATAATTACAGTTATTCCCTGCAGTTATAAAAAAATATTGTTATTACTAATTTTCTTATAAAGGATTGCTAATGAAAGACGATAACATTGAAGATGACTTAGAGCAGTTTCAGGAACTACTGAACTGCCCAGAGCAAAATTGGTTACTAGGTGCAGGAATAAGCTATTCAGCAAAAATTCCACTTATGTACCCATTAACAAATAGGGTACTAGAATTAGTCAACGATGATGCTGCCACATTAAATTTGATTCAAAAAATAAAATCACAACTTCCTCCTGACCTGCATATAGAACATATACTTAGTCATCTAGGAGACTATGCTGCAATTGCATCACGTACGCTTTCAAAAACAATTGATATTTGTGGCAAAGAATTCAGCTTAGAAGAAATTGAAGAAATTCATAACAAAATCCTCAAGCATATTGCTGATACAATACGATTTGGGTATATTGAATCACCCGAAAAAGAAATTGGAGATAAAGATAATTACATAGTCGATATAAAGGAGCATTTTGATTTCATTCAAACTTTATTTTATAGCTTAAGAGCAGGAGTGAATGAAAGAAGACGCCCGATTAGATTATTCACCACTAACTATGATACTTTACTGGAAGATGCTCTTGCGTTAAATAGAATTCCTTATTGGGATGGTTTTAGTGGTGGAGCCGTAGCATATAGATCTTATAAATACGGCCAGAGTGAACCCACTAGTGAAGCAAAAGCTAACGTCATAAAAATGCATGGTTCAATAGACTGGTTTCAGCATGAAGATGGTTCATTATGGCGCGTAAGAGACAAAGACACATACCCAATAAAAAATAATAGAGTTCTCATTTACCCTCAATCGACAAAATACATCGCGACTCAAAAAGATCCATTCTCCTCTCAATTTGATCTATTCAGAAAATCATTATCAACATTATCATATCATGTTCTAATTATATGCGGTTATAGTTTTGGAGATGAGCATATAAATCAAGAGATTTATCTTTCCATGAGCAATCCAAATAATAAAACCATAATTCTAGCTTTTTGCCAAGAAGTTGATAATCAACTTCCTCCAGTGTTAACAGAATGGAGAAAAGGTCTTTGGGGAGACAGAATTTATATAGCTACTCAAAACGGACTATATGTTGCTGACAGACCAGCAATAAAGAGAAAAGAGGAATATGATGATTGGTGGACATTCTCAGGAATGACTAAGGTATTAAAAGAAGGGGTTATCTAATGAATTTTAAGCCTGTGGATGAGCTGAAAATTGGTCATGTCGTTGAGGTTTCAGGAACTAAAATAAGAGTTGAATTATCAAATAATGTTGAAGAACTGACCAGAAGTTACGCGGGTAAGGTGTATGCCATTGGTCAGCTAGGTAGCATTGTAAAAATTCATTTCGGTAGAAATGTTATATTTGGTTTCGTTACCTTGTTAAGGATGCGATCTGATGAATTGCAGCCAGATACCCTCCCCATTCCTCCTGAAGCAGACCAACGAATTATGGAGGTTGAACTATTCGCACATGGACAATGGTCTCCTACCAATCATAAATTAACATTTAATCGAGGAGTTAAAATTTACCCACTCCCTAAACAAGGGATATATTTAATGACACACTCTGAGTCATCAGAATTATTTACAGCGGCTGAAGGCTTGAGGAATGATGATTGTAACCCACTAGTTCCTTTTGCGCATTATACAAGCGCCACATCTATTCCTTGTAGAGCCAACATTGATAAGTTGTTTGGACTCCATTGTGCTGTTTTAGGTTCAACGGGATCGGGTAAATCAGGAGCAGTGGCAACACTGCTACATAGCATACTTGATCATACAAGTATTAAAACAAAACGTTTATCTCCAAGAATTATAATGATTGATCCGCATGATGAATATGGTAATGCTTTTAAAACCAGAGGAGTTATATATCAAGCATATAGCGCATTAGAAAACAATCACGATAAAAAAAATATAAAACTCCCATACTGGTTAATGTCTAGTGACGAATTCAGAACACTTATTATTGGTAAAACTGAAAAAGAAGCAACATCACAGAACAACATAATATTCAAAGCTCTTTCATACGCTAGAATGGTAACTTTAGGTATAACCGATCCATCACCAACAAATTACTTATGGGCACCTCCTGATGATGGATTATCTCATGATGAGCCAAGACCTGCGGTAGGTCATTCTGTTGAAGAAATAATCTCATTTGATTCAGACAAACCTATTCCATTCTCTTTACAGGAATTTGAGAATCACATTAGATTTGTGCAAGCTTCTAGATTTAAAACCAAATCGGCTACAGTAGAAAAAGAAACTGACACCAACTTTTCAGACAAGTTTAAATCTATATTAGATAAGATATCCGTATTAAAGAGAGATCCAAGAATATCTTTCATGATGGAAAATTGGACCCCTGAATCAGATATAACACTAGAGGGAGTTTTAGAGCAATTAGTTGGTGAGATTGAAGATAACGGAATATACAAAGACATACGAATTATTGATATTTCTGGATTACCAAATGAAGTAGCTGGCCCACTCACGGCAACTATAGCAAGATTGCTTTTTCAATATAAAGTTTTCCAAACAATAGAAGAAAGAAATAGTGATCCATTTTTATTAGTTTGTGAAGAGGCACATAGATACGTACCTAATCAAGGAGAAGCACAATATGCGGCAGCTCAGTCAGCAATTAGACGAATAGCAAGAGAGGGACGAAAATATGGGCTCGGACTTATGCTGGTTAGCCAACGCCCTGCTGATATCGAGAGTACTGTTATTTCTCAATGTGGATCTTGGGTAGTCCTTAGATTAACTAACTCCACCGACCAACAGCATGTGTCAAAATTTTTACCTGATGGATTGTCTGGTCTAGTAGCTGCTTTACCAGCACTTTCACAGCAAGAGGCAATATTTGTTGGTGAAGCTGCTGCTTTACCGTCTAAAATTAAAATCAACCACCTCCCGGAAGATAAAAGGCCAAGATCAGAAAATATTAGTTTCTCAAAAGGATGGTCAGAACCTAGATTAACAACTGAAACACTAAAGATTATTTCCAATAGAATGACAGGACAGTTACCATCCGCCCCTGCTGATAAAGCTCCAGAGAAATTAGATTTACCATTCTAAAAAAATTGCCGAGTTAATCTCGGCTTTTTTAGCTCAAAATCTTATTGGAATACCATTGAAGCATATCCTTTCTTTTTTCGAAATATTGAGCATGATTATATGTGCCTCGGATACTATTTTTATCAACATGTGCTAACTGCATTTCGATCCAAGCGGATTCAAATCCTTGCTCATGTAAAATAGTCGATAATGTATGTCTAAATCCGTGCCCAGTGACTTTCCCTGCAAAACCAATACGCTTGATAACCTGGTTTATACTTGCTTCACTCATAGGCTTGTTCGGATCATTCCGCCCCGGAAAAACATAACGATAATTCCCTGTCATTATCTTAAGCTCGTTGAGTAAATCTAACGCTTGAGTCGATAGTGGCACAAGATGTGACCTGCGCATTTTCATCCTTTCAGCAGGAATTTCCCAGATAGCGTTATCCAGATCAAATTCTTGCCACAATGCCGCACGTAATTCGATGGTTCTAACGCCCGTAATCATCAGTAATTTCGTCGCTATCTGGACAAGCTTACTCCCGGTATAACCCTCTAAGGCACGCAGAAATTCGGGTATCTCATCAGCTTTAAGGAACGGGAAATGATTTGATTGATGTACTTCGAGAGCGCTGGAGAGATCAGCCGCAGGGTTGTACTCCGCCCTACCCGTTGCAATTGCGTAGCGAAACACTTCGGAGCAACGCTGCCGCACTTTACGCATTTTCTCCAACGCACCACGTTTCTCAATTTTACGCAGTACGTTCAGTAGCTCTAGCGGTTTAATCTCTCCCACAGGCCTTGTTCCAACATATGGAAAAATGTCGTTCTTAAACGCTTCCATGATGTCTGATGCATATCCTGCCGACCATTTAGCAGATTTAAGTTGATGCCACTCTCTGGCTATCTTTTCGAAGTCGTTCTCTGACTCTGTTTGCAGAGCCCGCTTTTGCTCTTTTCGAACCTCACTAGGGTTCTTTCCTTCTGCCACAAGTTTTCGAGCTTCATCACGACGGGAACGAGCTTCGGCAAGGGTGATCGTTGGGTAAACGCCAAGCGAGATCATCTTGGGTTTACCAGCATAGCGATAGCGGAATCGCCAGCTCTTGCTTCCATTAGGTTCAATTAGCAATGACAAGCCTTGCCCATCCCCAAGCGTATAGGGTTTATCTTCAGGTTTAGCGCGGCGAATCTGCATATCGTTTAAAGGCATGTGTATAGGAATCCAGGACCGAACAGGAACATATACACAATCCTATACACATTCTTTATCGGATTCTACTGGATGGCTGCGGACGATGATGGACTAAAAAGCGCTAAAATCCTTTTAAATCATGGTGTTTATGGATGAATACGGACGTTTGGGGAAGTTTAGATGGTGCCGATAATAGGAGTCGAACCTACGACCTTCGCATTACGAATGCGCTGCTCTACCAACTGAGCTATATCGGCCCTGAGAGGCCGGTTACGAGTGTAACCACGGGGCAAAAGGTTAGATCTA